CTTCGTAGCGAGTTATCGTAATAGCAGCAATGGAGGTCGGTTATTCGTTTAACAACTTATCAGCCAAGGCCCACACCCCAGTGGGCGGTGCCGTTCTCGCGGTACTCGTGGCCATCATTATGGTCCGCGGGTGCCGCAGGGCGTACGGCCGCATGCAGACCTACGTGTCTGACTGGCTAAGCACCAAAGCTGAGCGTCCGAGGCTATCTCCTCAGACCCAGCGTTCCCAATTCACCTCTAACGAGATGATCCTTAAGCGTGCGCACCCTCACCACACCCATGGTGAGAGCGCCGCGTCCCGCACATCCGCGACGAATTTCATCGTTCGACTCGCGGAGCGGTTGGCTCTCAAGCCATTCTTCAAGCAAGCCTCGCGTTCCGACCAGCGCAGGGGCTTCAGCGGGTCCCGGACCCACTACTGGGGGAAAGATTTCAATGCCGAGCACGTCGACGCCGAGCCTACCGATGAACATCTCATCGCTTACGTCGACACTGACTACTACATGGACATGCCGCGCATCCTCTTGAATGATTTCCGCCCCGCCATTCTGTACACTTTCCAACCTGACACCGCCACGCGTTGCCAGGGAGAGTACAGTTTCACCTTCAACCACCTCGGCGAGGTGGAGTACCAGGTGGCCGGCGGAGCTACTTACCGACACCACGTGTTCGATTACGGCACCGACTGCATCAAAGTGACCGAGTCCTTCCTGGGACTCACGACCAGAGCTGCAATCTACCTGATCGATCGCCGCCGCGTGAGCGCAGACCACTACCTGATCTGCCTCACGCCCGTAGTTCGGTGGACAGGCTGCCCAGCCTTGCTCACGCCCTTCATTAAGGGCGACGAGCTAAAACCGCTCGACCCTGTCGTGGGCGACTTTATCCGGATGAAAGTCCAGACCAAAGATTGCTACCAAGTCACGACAGCTCGAGTGGGAGCCTACGGCAACGCAACCATCCCGGTTGACGTTGACGGGTCGCTGCGAGACCTGGCCATGACATCCACTGTCAAGCTATCTCTCGCATCCGTTCTGAGTGTCCTCCCCGACGAGGGCACGATGATCGAGAGACGCGTACAAGCCGCGGCTCTCCTGGCTTTCCACCGGTCCTCATGTCCGGTGGCAACCAAGTGTACTGTCTTCCCCGTGGAAGAGGCAGTGCGCAGCTATGAGATTCGCAACGAGTCTTATGACCATGAAACACGCCCATCCATCCAGGCCTTCATGCAACCCTTCGTCAACGACGCCTTCGCGCCAGTCGTTAGCCGCGCCAACGAGGCGTGGTGCATCAAGGGCCGCATCAACGACGTCAAGCCGAAAGTGCTCCACATGACAGAGCTAATCGAGCAAACGATGACTGAGTTTGTGCAGTTTCTCATTCCCGACGCCCACCAAGAACACCCCACCGAACTCGATGAGGTGTTCGAGCGACAATCACGCCCCTCCCAACGCCAGATCCTCATCCGATCTCTTACCGAAGCGCCCAAGCGCATCATCAAGATGTTCCAGAAGAAGGAAGCATATGGAGGCATCAAGGAACCCCGTCCTATCAGTACCATCAACGGCACAGACAAGCGCGAGTACTCCCGATACATCTACCGTATCGCCGACATCCTGAAGCAGCAGACATGGTATGCCTTCGGCAAGAACCCAGTCGACACCGCAATGCGGGTCGTGGACGTTCTAGCCGACGCGAGCATTTGCCACAACTCAGACTTCAGCCGATTCGACGGACGCGTCAGCAACATCATGAGAGAACTCGAACGCAAAGTTCTAGTCCGCGCATTCGCGACGTGCTACACGGAGGAAATCCTCGAGCTCCATTCATCCCAATTCGAACTCAAGGCGATTGGCAGAGAGGGTAACGCCTACCTAACAGGCTTCGCTCGAGCGTCAGGTTCACCAGAAACCGCCGCCTTCAACTCCATCGACAACGCGTACGTTGCCTACCTAGGCTTCCGCCTGATGAAGATCAATGGATCCTTCATGAGCCCCAAGCTGGCATACTCCAAGCTTGGCGTTTACGGAGGAGACGACGGCCTCACAGCCGACATGGACGCCGAGATGTACCAACGCGCATCTCGCATGGTCGGTCTGGTGCTCGAGACAGAGTGCGTGAAGAGGGGCGAGATGGGAGTCTCGTTCCTCGCACGCGTCTACAGTCCCGAAGTCTGGCATGGGGACCCGTCCTCGTGCTGCGACATTCGGCGCCAGATCAGCAAGCTGCACACCACCGTTGCTCTCAACAGCAACATTACACCCTTGGACAAGCTCAAGGAGAAGGCCCG